CTACTACGGGTCCAGCCTCATGAAACGAGCCATCGAACCTGTGGCAGAAAGAATTCGCACCGCTATCGAAGAGGCTGAAGGTGGCCGAGCGGGACCAAAGGTTTCTTCAGTACGCTACCTGCGACTGTTCGATCCGAATGTTACCGCGTTCTTTACCGCGAAAACTATCATCGACAGGCTGACTGCCAAGACCAACAAAATCCAAAGCGTTGCGAATAGTGTTGGCAAGGCTCTCGAGGATGAGTTGCGCTATACAAATTTTGAACTGGAACACCCTTGGCTCTTCAAGAAACTCTTAAACGAGATTGATACAACTAGAGCCAGAAAGAGGCAGAACCTCGTATCTGCATACAACCGCTACTGCCAAGAATGGGTGAGCTGGGGTGAGAAAGATCGTATTCACCTTGGTATGATGTTGATCGAGATGTTCATCAGCACCACAGGATTTGCAGAAGAGGCTCAACGCTCTCTTGGTTCTAAGAAAACTGAGAAAATATTAATCGCAACTCAAGCTGTGAACGATTTCATCAAGAACAATCGCGAGGTGGCAGAGATGCTGTCGCCGGTATATGAGCCAATGGTTGTACCGCCTGTCGATTGGCAAGGTCCACGCGGTGGGGGATACCTAACTCACCACATCCCACCACTGTCTTTCATTAAGACCACCAACAGAAACTATCTTGAGGAACTTGAGGGTCTATCGGATCAAATGGAGCCTGTATATCAGGCTGTAAATCACATCCAGAAAACACCTTGGCAGGTTAACTCCTTTGTCTTGGCAATCCTGCAAATCCTTCATGACAACGGCACAGCTGTCGCCGGTCTTGCTGCCTTAGAGGATGAACCACTCCCACCACGGGTAGTTCCAGAAGGTATGACCAAGGATGAGATGTCTGAGGAACAGTTGAGACAGTTCAAACTGTGGAAGCAACGCTCAACCAAGGTGTACGAGGAACGTATTCGAGCAAGTTCCAAACGCTTGATGACATCGCGCATTCGCTCGATGGCTGAGAAGTTCTCAAAGTATAACGCAATCTACTTTGTGCATACAGCCGACTTCAGAGGCAGGTTGTATCCTGCGTCAAGCTATCTGACACCTCAAGGAAACTCACTTTCCAAGGGTCTTCTAAAGTTTGCTGATGGTAAACCCCTCGGCACCAACGAGGCTGCGTGTGAACTAGCCATCCACGGTGCTAACTGTTTCGGTTATGACAAGGCATCGATGCAGGAGCGTGTCGATTGGGTAGTTGAAAGATCCGACATGATCTGCCGGGTAGCTACCGATCCTCTCGGTGACCTGTGGTGGGCTAAAGAGGCTGACGATCCGTTCTCATTCGCAGCGTTCTGTGAGGAGTGGGCGGGTTACTGTGAGAATGGCTACGACCATGTGTCATACATCCCGATTGCAAAGGATGGTGCCTGCAATGGACTACAACATCTCTCAAGCTGCCTCTTGGATCGTGTAGGTGGAGCGCAGGTCAACATCCTGCCCTCAGATAAGCCTGCCGATATCTACCAAACAGTGGCAGACAAAACTATTCAGAAGGTGAAGGATGATTTAGCCAGCACTGAAATGGTTTTGAATACCCACAACGTGGCACAGCTAGCTGCGAAGTGGCTCGAGTATGGCATCACCCGCAAGACAGCCAAGAGATGCACAATGACACGGGTCTATGGCTCAACATTGTTCTCGGCTCGGGCATTCATTCAGGAGTATCTGACTGACACAGATGCCAAGCGGAAGGGTGAAGACAGAGACTACGTTAGCCCACTACATGAGCTAGAGTTTCCTGCTTCTGTATACCTAGCACAGCACGTTTGGTCATCGATCAATGAAACTGTGGTTGCTGCCCAGACTGCTATGGATTGGATGCAGGATGCTGCAAGAGAACTAGCCAAGGAGAACCTACCAATCGTTTGGACTACTACGGATGGCTTGCCTGTGATGCAGTCCTACCCGGACATGACCAAGCGTAGGCTCAAGACTAAGTTTGGAGACAAGCTGGTCTACCTGACGATCCAAGAGGCCAACAACAATAAGCTGGACCGCCGCCGACAGGGTGCCGGTGTTAGCCCTAATGTTGTCCACTCTTGGGACAGCGCCCACCTCAGAATGACTGTCAATCTTGCTGCCGATAATGGTGTCACCCATTTCGGTATGATCCACGATAGCTTCAGCTGCCACGCATCGGACATAGAAATGCTCGGTGCATGTACCCGCGAAGCATTCGTATGGATTTACGAAGATGAGGGTCCACTGCAGCGACTGAAGGAGGAGTGTGAAACGATGCTCGGTAGAGAGCTTCCTCCCCTACCCCCTCGAGGAGATTTAGATATTCGGGATGTTCTCCATTCGGAATTCTTCTTCTCATAATCTAACCGAAATGAGTTAGGTTGCACCTAAGCTCTAGCAGAACCGAAAGGTAAACCAATGGACGCAAAAACACTCATCAATATCGCTGAATACTACCAGCGGAGCGGCGTTCCCGTTCCTGTAGATGTTCAGGCCCGACTACTGGAAGCGGGTATTGATGTCCAAAAATACCAACACACTAAAGGATAATCTATGACCGATTATGTTACACCAAAGGGCATCGCAGTATGGCCTAAGCTCAACACCCCTGACACCAAGTTCAACGTGGATGGGGAATACACAGTCAAGCTTCGCCTCGGCGCTGAAGAGAGCCAAGACCTTATCGCAAAGCTTGAAGGTATCCGCGAAAAATACAAAGCAGAGCAAGCCAAGGCTGACCCCAAGGTTGCTCGTTACAACTCCGCAGATGTGTACGAGGAAGAGGTCGATGACCAAGGTAATCTAACTGGCTACTACCTTTTCAAGTTCAAACAGAAAGCTCGTATCACTACGAAGCGTGGCGACACCTTGGAAATGAAGGTAGCTCTATACGACAGCAACAAGCAGCCTACGAATGCCAACGTGACCGGCGGGTCTACAATCCGTGTCGCCGGTACTGTGTTCCCATACGCGATGGCATCATCGAAGACAGTGGGTGTATCTCTGCGGCCTAGCGCCGTGCAGGTAATCCAGCTGGCTGCTATGGGTGGCGGTGCAGATGCTGTCAGCATGTTCGATAAAGAGGATGGCTTTGTAGCTGACTCCTTTGACAGCGCAGCTGGAGCCATTGCTGATGACGCAGACTTCTAAGCGTAAGCTTGGGAGTTCTGTCAGAGCGAATGCGATTAAGCATGGGTGGCGGTCGGGGCTAGAAGAAAGCCTCGCCGCCGATCTTCGTTCTAAGGGTGTTGAGTACGAATACGAAACACAAGTAATCAACTGGGTCGTACCTTCACGCAACGCTAGGTACACCCCCGATTTCTGGATCAAGACTAAATCAGGCAAGACTATTGTGGTTGAATCGAAAGGCCGATTTATCACAAATAATAGACAGCAGATGATTTTAGTTAAGGCCCAACACCCGGAGTTGGACATACGCTTTGTGTTCTCCAATTCCCGACAAAAAATTTCCAAGCAATCCAAGACAACCTACGGCATGTGGTGTCAGAAGCACGGCTTTCTGTACGCTGACAAAACCGTTCCACAGGAGTGGTTAGATGAATAATAATATCACGCACATCATTGTGCATTGTAGTTACACCCCACCGCAGATGGACATCGGCGCTGCCGACATTGACCGCTGGCATCGTGAAAAGGGCTGGCTGATGATCGGCTACCACGCAGTCATCAAGCGGGATGGTACAGTAGAAGAGGGTCGCCCACTTCACCGAACCGGCGCCCATGTCCGAGGTATGAACAGCAAGTCTCGAGGCATCTGCCTGATCGGCGGGATGACCAAATCCAAACATGGACCAGAGGTTAACTACACAGATGAGCAATACGCCTCACTGCGGAAGCTGATCGATGAATGGAAGGAAGAGCATTTCCCAATCGCTAAAGTCGCCGGTCATACTGACTTCGACAAGATGAAGACCTGCCCGAACTTCGATGCTGGTCACTGGTATGAGACAGATAATGTCATCTCCGTGATCGATTAGGTTGCGCCTAAGCTCTCCCAACTGGCTCACCTTCGGGTGGGCCTTTTCTTTTTTAAAGGAGTGAGGATGGCAATCATTCTTTACTTACTCGGCTGTGTCCTCATGGCCGATATCATCGCTGAAGAAAGTGATGAGACCCCACTGATCCCGTGGATCATTGGTTCACTGGTCTGGCCTTTAGAGGCTTTGATCGTCCTTTGGTACGGCATGTTCCCACCAAAAAATCCTGACAACTAGGAGCTGACATATGTCACAAACAATTACTGTAAAAAACCACCTGAAAAAATACGGTTCCATCTCACCGCTGGAAGCCCAGAGCAACTACGGCGTCTGGCGCTTGGCTGTGTGTATCCAACGTCTGCGTGAACAGGGGTTGGCTATCAAAACCCTCATGAAACGCGCACCGAATGGAGCCAAGTATGCAGAATACAAACTCGGATAGCACACTACTTCATCACACATCTTGCGAATGTGGATCGTCCGATGCTCGGGCGGTCTACAGCGATGGCGGTTCTTACTGCTTCTCTTGTCAATCTTATAAGAAGGTCGAAGGTATGCAGACAGAATTCGTACAGTCCAAACCAAAGGCAGGCTTACTGCCATTCGGTGAGGCACACTCACTGCCAAAGCGTAAGCTGACTGAGGATACCTGCAAGAAATTCGGGTACACCATTGGTGAATACCAAGGCCAACCAGTTCAGATTGCAAACTACAGGAATGCCGAAGGTACTGTGGTGGCCCAGAAGGTTCGCTTCGCAGACAAGACCTTCAAGTTTCTTGGGGATGCTAAGGCAGCTGGCCTCTACGGTCAGCACCTCTGGAAAGAGGGTGGTCGTATGCTGGTCCTGACAGAGGGTGAGATTGACTGCCTTTCGATGTCGCAAGCCCAAGGCAATAAATTTGCAACTTGCTCCGTTAAGTCAGGCGCTCAGTCAGCCAAACGATGTGTGATGGAACAGCTAGAGTTTGTAGAAAGCTTCGAGCGTGTAGTCATCATGTTCGACAACGACAAGGCTGGGGATGCAGCGGCCCTCGAGGTTGCCCAACTCCTCACTCCCGGCAAAGCCCACATCGCTAGGCTCCCTGAGAAAGACCCCAATGACATGCTGGTCAAGGGTAAGAACAAAGAGCTGATCGATGCTATGTGGTCTGCCAAAGTCTACCGCCCTGATGGTATCATCAACGGCACTGACTTGTGGGAAAGCATAGCCCATGATGAGGAAGTACCCTCAATCCCCTATCCCTTCGCAGGCCTCAACGAGAAGACCAGAGGTATGCGAAGGGGTGAGCTAGTGACCATCACCGCAGGTAGTGGTGTTGGTAAGTCTCAGGTGTGCAGAGAAATTGCATACCACCTAATCAAACAAGGCGAGACCATTGGCTACATAGCCCTCGAAGAGAACGTGAAGCGCACGGCTCTGGGGCTTATGGGTTTGGCAATCGACAAGCCCCTTCACCTTTCAAGAGAAGGAGTAACGCATGATACTCTCAAGTCTGCTTACGATGACACCGTTGGTAGCAACCGTGTTTATCTCTACGATCATTTCGGTTCGCTTGCTCACGACAGCCTCCTCAGTAAAATCAAATTCCTTGCAAAGAGCTGTGGCGTTGGCTGGATTGTCCTCGATCATCTCAGCATTGTTGTTTCAGGTATTGATGACTCGGTAGACGAGCGTAAATCCATCGACCGAATAATGACATCGCTTCGTTCTTTGGTCGAGGAAACCGGCATCGGCATGATCCTTGTGTCCCACCTTCGCCGCCCATCGGGTGACAAGGGATGGGAAGAAGGCCTACAGACTTCGCTTAATTCCCTTCGGGGTTCAGCGGCTATCGCTCAGTTATCCGATATGTGCATCGGGGTTGAGCGTAACCAACAGGGCGACAACCCTAACGTAGCAACCATGCGAGTATTAAAAAACCGTCACTCAGGTTTAACGGGTGTGGGTTGCTACCTTCACTACAACGCAGACACCGGCAGAATGCTTGAGGTTCAAGACCCTGAAGTGTTCGAAGGTGATGATGGGTCATCAGACTTTTAACGAGCTAGTCGAAAGGGACAGCATGAAACGTATTCTATTTGATATCGAAACCAACGGACTGCTAGACGAACTTGATGTATGTCATTCGTTAGTCCTCATCGACATGGACACTGAAGAAGTCCTAAGCTGTGCAGATCAAGAAGGTTATGTATCCATCGCAGATGGTCTCACATATCTTGAGAACGCAGAGCTACTCGCAGGCCATAACATCCAAGGCTTCGACTTCCCTGCTTTAGAAAAGCTGTACGGTTTTGCGTACACCGGGGAGATACATGATACGTTGATTATGTCCCGGCTGGTCTGGCCTGACCTCAAGAACAACGACTTCAGTTACATCAAGAAACCGCAAGGTGCTGAGTTCCCTCGGCAGCTGATAGGGTCTCATGGTTTGAAGGCATGGGGCTTGAGGTTGGGTAACCACAAGGATGAGTATGATGGTGGATGGGCCGAGTGGTCAGAAGAGATGCAAAGTTATTGCGTCCAAGACTGTAGAGCCAACCTAACATTCTACAACTTCATCATGTCAAAGAAGCCCAGCGCACAGTCGGTTAAACTCGAGCATGACTTCGCTCATGTCATCCGAAAGCAAGAGCGCCAAGGCTTTCACTTCAACGAGGCAGAGGCACATAAGCTTCTCGCTAAGTTGCAGGGTCGCCAAGCTGAACTTGAAGCTGAACTACAGTCAGCCTTCGAGCCTTGGGAAGTCCGAGAGCCATTCGTACCAAAGGTCAACAACAAGGCCCGAGGATACGTCAAAGGCGTGAAGACCTACAAGGTCAAAGAGATTGTGTTCAACCCTGCTAGCCGTGACCACATCGCAGACAGATTGCAAAAGCTGCGGGGCTGGACCCCCGTGGCATTCACAGACCAAGGAAAACCCAAGGTCGATGAAAGCGTTCTAGCAGAACTTGAATACCCTGAAGCTAAACTCCTTAACGAATACTTGATGCTCAACAAACGGATCGGTCAGCTAGCTGTCGGTCAGAATGCTTGGCTCAAGATGGTAAAGAACGGAAAGATACATGGACAAGTTAATACCAATGGTGCCGCCACTGGGCGCTGTACACACAACAGGCCAAACGTTAGTCAAACGCCCAGTATCAGTGCGCCCTACGGAACTGAGTGCAGATCGTTATTCCATGCACCGGCTGGTTACTCGCTTGTGGGTGCCGATCTTTCTGGCCTCGAACTCAGATGTTTAGCCCACATGATGGCTAGGTTCGATGACGGTGCCTATGCAGATGTTGTGGTCAACGGGGATATCCATTCCGTTAATCAGGCAGCTGCGGGTTTACCTACTCGGAACAACGCCAAGACATTTATCTACGGATTTCTGTATGGCGCAGGTCCAGCCAAGATCGGGTCCATCGTAGGTGGCTCCGATAAAGAAGGTAAACAGCTTATCACTAAGTTCATGAAAGCTACCCCAGCCATCAAGGAACTACGCCTAGCTATTGCAGCTGCCGTTAAGAAGAACGGTCATCTGCGTGGGTTAGACGGTAGGGTCTTACAGGTCCGCAGTGAACATGCTGCACTCAATACCCTACTGCAGAGTGCTGGGGCCATACTTGCAAAGCAAGCTACAGTCTTCTTGTACCAAAATCTAACCGATAAAGGGTACAAGTGGGGTGAGGATTGGGCGCAGGTAGCACACATTCATGACGAAGTTCAACTTATAGCTCGAAAGGAGATTGCTGATGACATCGGATCAGAAGCAGTTAAATCTTTTCAGCTTGCCGGAGAACACTTTAACTTCAGATGTCCAATCACCGGCGAATACAAAGTCGGTAACCATTGGGCAGACACGCACTGATCGACCACACTCAATAAAGATGAGAGCCTTTGTACAACAGCGCAAGCGAGACTTGGTTGAGTACAAGGGCGGCTCATGTGAAAGGTGTGGTGAGGAATACCATCCAAATGTTTTTGACTTCCATCATCACGATGGGATGCAAAAGAAGTTTGGTATGTCTCAGGCAAACTTCCAACGATCTTGGAGTAGCCTGCTAGAGGAGGCGGACAAGTGTCACCTCCTGTGTGCCAACTGTCATCGTGAAGTTCACACATTCAACATCCCAAAGTTTATCAAAATCTAACCGTTAAGGATTACTAATGCTAGACGTTTCATACATGGGCCATCACGGCTCAGACGATCTTGTTGTGGATGCAGCCCGTGTTTCATTCTCCAAGCAAGCTGACAACTATGGTGCTGGTCGAAACCAGAGCCTCATTAATTTTCTCGCTAGAGAGAAACACCTACATCCCTTCTCACATCCTCAAGCTACCTTCAGGTGTTCCGCACCAATCTTTGTGAGCCGACAACTGGCAAAGCACCAAGTGGGTGGCACATGGAATGAAGAGAGCCGCAGGTACATCAAGACCTCACCGTCCTACTGGAAGCCCGACTTCTTTCGGGCGTCTGCGGCTGACGTAAAGCAAGGCTCATCCCCTGACCCACACCGTAGGTCCGAGGAGTTCCTCGAGGAATACCACGACATCTGCATCGATGCGATTGCTACCTACAATAAGATGGTGGCTCTGGGCATTTGTGCTGAACAGGCTAGGGCCATCCTTCCGCAGGGTGCCATCACTGAGTGGGTGTGGACCGGCAGTCTCCTGTTCTGGTCTCGCGTTTATAACCTGCGGATCAAACCTGACACACAGAAAGAGACCAGAGACTTTGCCGAGCTACTCGGTGAACAGATGGCATCTTTATATCCAGCAAGCTGGGAGGCACTGACCAATGAATGATGAAGTAAGCTTAGCAGTAATATCGAACATGGCTCAATGTGTCGCCCGGTTAGCCGAGGTCCACCCGAACCTAGAAGACCAAGAGATGCAGAACATGGTTCACGATGCTGCACTCATCTGTCTGTCCATCATGTCTTTTAAAGACCCTGAAGATGGTGGCGCTGATCTGTTCTCCTTCGATGGGGGGAAGATGCAATGACGAAGTATCTCATAGATGCTGATATCGTTGCCTTCAAAGCTGCGACAGTTACCGAAACTCCAATCAACTGGGGTGACGGTTTCTGGACTATGCATGCCTACGAGGCTGAAGGTATCGAGTATATACATAAGTATCTACATCGTATCACGACAGCATTGGGTGACGGTGAATTCCACATGTTCATCACTGACCCTAAGAACTGGCGCAAAGATATTTTGCCTAGCTACAAATCCAATCGCAAAGAGACACGCAAACCAATGACACTGAACGCACTGCGTCAGTACCTGTTGAGTGAGATGTCAGCTGTCATGGTTGAGGGTATGGAAGCTGATGATCTGCTAGGTATTACATCTACCAACGAGCCTGACTGTATCATTGTATCCGAGGATAAAGACCTCGCCACTATCCCCGGTAAGCTGTTCAATCCTGCTAAGGATGAGGAAGTCCGCATTATCTCTGAGTTTGATGCAGACTACCTACATATGAAGCAGACCCTGACAGGTGACCCAGTGGATGGGTATGCAGGTCTGGCTGGCTGCGGTGAGAAAACAGCAGAAAAAATTTTGGACGGTTGCCAGACATCGATGGAGATGTGGGCAGCTGTGGTTAACGCCTACTCCAAAAAGAAACTCTCAGAAGAAGTTGCACTAACACAGGCACGGGTTGCTCGTATCTGCCGTGCGTCTGACTTTGACTTCAGCACAGGAAAGGTAATCCTATGGACACCCCCGACATAGTAGATCGCCCAGCGCACTACACACAGTTCGACATAGAACCCATCGAGTTCATCATGCGTAACTCGTTACCTTTCCACACAGGTAACATCATCAAGTATTCTCTCAGAGCCGGTAGTAAAATCTATGATGGCATGGACCCTGTAGAGAGTGAGGTCACCGATCTTAAAAAGGTAATGAGGTACGCCCAGATGCGTATCAACCAGCTACGGGGGGATAGTATCTTATGAGTAAGTT